TGCTTATCACGAAGGATTCAGTATTATCGGAAAAATGGCCAGTCCTACACCTGTAAAAGTAGATGGTAAAATTAAAATTGTAGGAATGAGTAGCAACGGTTTCAGGTCTCTAATTCAGTTTGATATAGCAGAATAAATTTCTCTAAATAAAATCTCCCGATAAATACAATATCGGGAGATTTTTTATGGGTATTAAAGACGACACAATCAAAGATATTGAGCTTAGACTAGGCGGGGGAATGGTTGATGTAGAACTAGATTCTGCACATTATGACTTGGCTATTAATCAGGCCTTGCGTAAGTATCGTCAGCGTAGTGCCCGCGGTACCAATGAAAAATATATTCCTCTAGATATCAAAGCCGAACAGCAAATATATCAACTGCCCTCTAACGTTGTTATGGTACGAGATGTATTGCTAAGGCAAACAGGAACAGCTGGATCAAGCGCAGGGGTAGACTTTGAGCCGTTCAATACAATGTATTTGAATAATATGTTACTGCAAAATGCTAATAATTTTTCTGGAGTATTAAACTACGAATTGTATGCCGACCGCAGAGAATTACTAGCTCGAATGTTTGGTGGTTATGTAACCTTTAACTTCAATCAAGGTGACAAAACTATTATGCTACACCGCAAATTTAGAAGTGACGATACTGTATTTGTATGGTGTTGGGTAGAACGAGATGATGAAGATTTACTAAATGATCCATATGGCGGTCCTTGGATTAAAGACTATGCCTTTGCTAAGGCAAAATTTATGTTAGGTGAAGCTCGCAGTAAGTTTGCTTCTATTGCAGGCCCGCAAGGAGGCACCAGTCTAAACGGTGACAATCTAAAGAATGAAGCACAAGCAGATTTAGACAAGCTAGAAGAAGACTTAAAAAATTATACGGAAGGTGGAACTCCAATGGGGTTCATCATCGGATAATGGACGCAGACGCACTACGTAAACTAGCCGGCATTGATAAAACAGCCACTAGTCCAGTTACTGGCGAAATTGGCACTGACAAAGGTGCTTATATGCGTAAGCACAATATCCGACCTGGCACAGACGAATGGTTCAAACTTTGGTTTTCTAGACCAACGTTAACTGGTGAAAATCCCGAGCCCAAAAAGTAAAAATGAAAGAACTTAAAGATTACTATCTTCAACTTAGCGACGATTATGCCCATGTAGATAAAGCTCACGATTTTGTCAAAAATTATGCCACGTGGAAATATGTTCCTTATATATGGGTAGTAGAAAATAGTCCTCCTAAATACGAAACCTGGATCAAAGGAGATAGTCTATTAACAGCCTTGCATAATAAATTCAATGGTTGGGTAGATTTTTATATAACCAGAGCGAAACATGCACATAGCTGGCATACCGATGCAGCCGAAAAATGTTCGATTAATATGGTATTTGAAACATATAATGCCCATACATTGTTTTCGTTGAACAGCGAAAAAGTAGACATACATCATTTTGTAGAGTTAAACTACATACCAAAAAAATGGACTATAATAAACACAGAGAAAAAACATACGGTGATGAACTTTGAAGATAAGGATCGTTTTTTAATGTGTTATAGAGTTCCTCCTTCTGTAAATTATGCCGAAGTAGTTGATTGGTATAAAACAGAGTATAAATTGATTGGCTGAACAAGTCCGTTTAACATATTGACAAATAGATTACACTGCTATATACTAGCATCATGAACATTTATCTTGACATGGATGACGTGGTTGCTGACTGGATGAAAGCAGCTCGCGAATATTTAAAAAGACCAAGCTGGGATTGGTCTCAAATTCTCCCAGACGCTGAATGGCGACGTCTTAAAGACAACCAGCGAATGTATCGGCATCTGCCCTTAAAAGATGGCGCACATGAACTAGTTGATTGGGTTACAAAATACTGTAGGCGAACAGATTCTGGTTTATTCTTCTTAAGTGCATTACCACATAACAATGATGTGCCATGGGCAGTTCAAGATAAAGTATGGTGGGCACACGATCACTTTCCGCATATTCCAGTCTTCCTTGGGCCTTACAGTAATGAAAAATGGATGCGATGCGAACCTGGTGATATTTTAATTGATGATAGACCCAGTAATTGTGATGAATGGATTCGTGCTGGCGGTCGAGCTCATATATACAAGAACTGGGACGATTGTAAAATTTGGCTAGAGGAGATCTTAAAATGATTATCGGTATTTGTGGGCTTATTGGTGCAGGTAAAGACACTATTGCAGACTATCTTGTCAACATTCATGAATTCAGGCGAGAGAGTTTTGCCAACACTTTAAAAGATGCTGTAGCCGCAGTGTTCGGCTGGGATCGAATTCTACTCGAAGGCCGCACTAAAGAAGCACGTGAGTGGCGTGAACAAGTGGATCCGTGGTGGGCAGACAGACTAGAAATTCCTACACTGACTCCTCGCTGGGTTCTACAGTATTGGGGCACTGAAGTTTTGCGTAATCATTTTCATGACGATATATGGATTGCCAGTTTAGAAAATAAACTGCGTAAAACAAAAGACGATATTGTAATCAGCGACTGTCGTTTTCCTAATGAAATCAAAGCTATTAAAAATCAAGGCGGCTTAGTTATCAGAGTGGTGCGAGGCAAAGACCCAGTCTGGATGAAGTCTGCACAGGATTATATGAGTGGCTCCAGCACAATAGGCTGGGCTTTAGGCAAAGATGCTTTACAAAAGGCTGGCATACATGCCAGTGAATATAGTTGGGCCGCTACGAAGTTTGATACTATTGTTGACAACAACAGCACTATCGATCACTTATATAAACAGGTAAGTTTATTGGTGCAACCAGAATCGCTGAAAATAGCAATTTGACTAAATAGCCCCTTTTTCTCCGAAAATTACTAAATAATAGTAACTCATTAAGGAGAACAAGATGGCTACATTAGTATCCCCAGGCGTAGCGGTATCGGTTACCGACGAAAGTCAATATGGAAGTGCAGGTCAAGGCACAGTTCCGTTAATCATTCTTGCTACAGACACAAATAAGAAAAATTTAAGCGCAACAGGCTATGCTCAAGGAACCACTCCTGCCAATGCCGGCAAGCCTTATCTATTAACAAGTCAACGCGAATTAGTTGAATTATTTGGCCAACCTCAATTCAAAGTAATTGATGGTACACCAATTCACGGTGCAGAGACCAATGAATACGGTCTAATGGCAGCTTATAGCTATCTAGGTCTTGCTAATCGTGCTTATGTTCTACGTGCTAATATTGATCTTGCACAACTAGAACCTCAACCATATGCACCTGCAGGTGCTCCATCAAACAATACTTACTGGTTAGATCTTTCAGCTTCATCTTGGGGTATTTTCGAAGCTTCATCGACAGGAACAGGCAGCTGGGTTTCTAAGAATCCTATTCTAATAACAGATACAGCTGACATTGTTTCAGGAACAGGTGCTCCATATCCTGGCATAGGCAGCGACGGAGAGTATGCCGTTGTTGTTACTGGCAACGTATCTAGCTATCAAGCATATAAAAAAGTAGCAGGCAATTGGACTCTTGTTACGAACGCCGGGCTTGGAAAAACGGTGTTCTCAAGACCGCACTATAATATTCCTAGCGCAACAGCAGTAGGCGATGTATGGGTTAAAACAACTGCTCCTAATTTAGGTTTTAAGGCCATTCTGAAGAAATATGTAGCAGCCAATGTTCCAGCCAGCAGCCCATGGGTAAGCCAAACAGTTAACTCATACACAGATGATGCCAGCGCCGCAACAGCATTTGGTAGTGCTCTGACAGCCGGCAAAGTGTATGCAAAAATTGTTGATGGTTTAGCAAACTTCCAATTGAGAATTTATACAGGAAGTAGTTGGTCTGCTTTAAATGAAACAGCTAGTCTAACTGCTCCAACTGGCGCAGTTCCAAATGGCACAATATGGTATAGCACAGCACTAGCCGCAGACTTATATATGAAGTCAAACGGAAGCTGGGAACCAGTAAGTGGCGCAGTCACAATCGATGCAACAGAGCCTGGCTCACCAAGTGCAGGTGATGTTTGGGTCGACAGTAGCGATTTAGAAAATTATCCACGTATTCATCAGTTCGATGGTAGCACATGGGTAGAGCGTGATACTAAAGATCAAACAACACCAAACGGTGTAGTATTTGCTGACCTAACAACAGTAGCAGCAGATACCAGTAATGGCGGCGGTGCAAGCCCAGTTGATAGTGAGGCACCAGATCCTCTAGTATATCCAGACGGTATGTTCCTATGGAACAGTATTGTTTCTACAGGTAACGTTAAGCGTTATGATGCTACAACTGGTGTATGGAATACATACAGCGGCAACCGTCCAGACGGTCGTCCATTTACTTTACGTAAAGCACAGCGTCAAGCAGTAGTTCGTGCTATGCAAGAAGTAATCAATGAAAACACACAGATCCGTGAAGAAATGACATTCTTCACAGTGATTGCGGCTCCAGGTTATCCTGAGCTATTAGATGAAATGATCAACTTGAACGTAGATCGTAAAGAGACAGCGTTTATCGTAGTTGATACTCCGTACAGATTAGAACCACAAGCACAGAAGTTACTAGACTGGATGAGTGGAAACAACGCTGTAGTAAACGGCGAAGACGGTTTACTAACAACATCAAACACAGCCGCAGCCTATTATCCAGGTGCAGCTATTACCAGCGACTTAGACGGTAATGATGTTGTTGTTCCTCCAAGCCATATTGTTCTAAGAACAATCGCTTACAACGACCAAGTTGCTTATCCTTGGTTCGCTCCTGCAGGTCTAACACGCGGTGTAGTAACAAACGCAACTAACGTTGGTTACTTAAACAACGAAGGTGAATTTATTCCTGTTGCATTAACAAATGGTCAACGTGATACATTATACGGCGACGGTAGCAGAGTTGGTATTAACCCAATCGCACGTTTCCCAGGACAAGGTCTGTTTGTATTCGGTCAGAAGACATTACAGCCATATTCTAGTGCGCTAGATCGCGTAAACGTTGCGAGATTGATTGCTTACCTACGTGAGCGTTTTGATCCTCTTGCTCGTCCATTCATATTTGAACCTAATGACAGAATTACCCGTGCTAATGCTAAACAGGTATTTGATGGTTTCCTAGGCGAGCTACTATCTAAGAGAGCCGTATATGACTTCATCGTTGTTTGTGACGAAACAAACAACACCCCTGCCAGAATTGACAGAAACGAATTGTGGATTGACGTAGCCATTGAGCCAGTCAAGGCTGCTGAATTTATCTACATTCCGATCCGTGTGGTCAATACCGGCGAGTTATCAGTATGATAAATAATATAGCCGAAGGAGAATACACATGGCAGATTTAACACAATACGGAGTCCCAACAGGCAGCAATACAATGGCTATGCCTAAGCTCCAATATAGATTCCGAGTTAACTTGTATAATTTTGGAAGAGATTCTGGTGGAGTTGTTGCATTAACGCAAAATGCAATCAGTGTGACACGACCAAGTTTAACACATGATGAAATTACACTGGACTCTTACAACAGTAGAGCATATCTAGCTGCCAAACATACCTGGGAACCTATCACTCTAACACTAAGAGATGATATTAATAATACTGTTACTAGAATGGTATCAGCTCAGTTACAAAAGCAGTTAAATCATGGTACTCAATCTGCACCAGCTTCTGGCTTTGACTATAAGTTTGGTATGGTTATCGAACAGCTAGACGGAAGTCAAGGAGATTCGGGCGCAGTAGTGGAAACATGGAGTTTGAATGGTTGTTTTATACAGAACGCAAACTATGGAGAAAACAACTATGCTACTAGTGATGTGATGACTATTACACTACAGATCCGTTACGATGGTGCTGATATCCATGATACTAGTCAGTCGTCTGCTACTACAACAGGTAGCTTAACGATTCCATCGATGAATGTAGGTAACTTCAACAAAGTAACTTCATAATCTGGGAGTAGCGTAAAACATGGCGGCACTCACAGACGCTATGAAATGGTATAACTTAGGCGGGCAGAAAGCGGCCCGCACTAAGTATCATTTTAAAGTTGAATTTTTTAGCAGTAAGTATACCGAGCAACTAGGGGGCGCAAATGCCCCTGCTCGTTTGATATTTGACTGTGTAAGAACAGTTGAGCTTCCGAAGTATAGCATTGAAACAGAAGTAGCCAATGCTTATAATGTAAGACAACTTATACCTACTAAAATAGTTTTCGAACCCATCAGTATATCTTTTAACGATACATTAGATAATAGATTTCAAAATTTTATTATTGCTTATATGGACGTTATCAGCGGCAGTCTAGCAGAACAAACAAAAAGTGTAAGAAAAGGGTTTGACAACTTTGGCTTAAAGTTATTGGCCAATGATGCAGACTGTCCTATAGATAAAATTGAAATAACAAGGTTTTATGGCACTACTGGTCGCACAGGAACTATCGACGAGTCAGAGTTACAGAACAAAAGCATGGTAACACTATGGCGTCCTAAAATAGTTGATGTTCAGCATGACACATTAGATTATAGCGCCAGCGAAGCAGTAACATGGCAATTAAGTTTTAGATACGAAAGCGTCACGTATTCTGGAGAAAAACCAGCGGCGCCTGGCCCACAAGTCCAAGAAACTCCAGTAGCAAAAACACTACCATCCGAAACTCCTGAGATACCTATCCCGAGACGCCAATTCCAATGGCAGACAGGCGACCTTATAGAAGCACCAGGCAGTGACCTTCCACCGGCTGCATAACCATAAATAGTATTATGGAAACAGCAAAATACGACATAGTCTATGGCCGACTTTTAAAACTAGGTATCGAACTCGAAAAAGCCAAAATCTTGGCTAAAGTTTTGATCAACATCAGCGAACAAATTAATCTAAGTTTAGACCAACTGCTAAAAGGTATTGGTCCAAATGGTATAAAGTTCGACAACGATGTTTATATACAACTGAATAGAGCAAGAACAAACAGTAGCCAAATCGGCTATATAGATAGATCAAATATACCATCGATGGTAAAATCACAATTAGCTGGCTTCGGACCATTGGTCCCTAAAAGTGATTATGTCGACGTTGATTATGTTGATCCGGAATACGTAGAATAAGGAGAGATCAGTGGCTTTAACTCTTAGAAGAAACAAAGAAACAAAATTGACCAAGGACGAACTAGATAATAACTTTGTTTACCTTAGCGATTACAGTAATTTAACAAATAAACCAGCGGCCATCAGCGCCACAGGCGACATAACATATGATCCTGCTACTGGTGTTATAAGTTATACCACACCTACGCTGGCTGCTGTAGCAACAAGTGGCAGCTACAATGACTTAACTGATAGACCCACTAGCGTATTTGATTTAGACATTCCTTCTATTTCCATAGACTTGCCTGCTTTTTTATACTACAACGGTACAGATTTAAC